TGCATTGTCTCAACTGTATGATTTACACAACGATGTTGTGGCTAAACACTTGCTAAAGATTAGAGAATATGCTAAGATTAAAGATACTTATTATAAAGGTTTATTAGATTTAAGATTTCCTAATACCTTTATATATCCTAATCTTAATCATTGTTCTACTAAGACAGGTAGGTTATCAGCTACTAACCCTAACTTACAGAACCAGACAGATACAGGCGACGTGAAACGAGCCTATGTCAGCAGGTATGGAAGTGATGGTAACATCCTAGAACTTGACTACTCTCAACTTGAGATGGTTGCTCTAGCATACCTAGCTAATGACCGGCAGTTGATAGACGATATTAATAACGGTAGGGACATGCACAAGGAGTTGTACAAAGAGATGTATGGCAGATATCCTACAGACAAGGAGCGTAAGCCGTTCAAGCGGTTTAGTTTCCTACTGGTGTATGGAGGTGGGGCAACTACCCTGATGGCACAGAGTGGCTGCGATAGGAAGACGGCTAAGCGATTCATTGACACGTTCTACAAACGATACAAAGGAGTTAGAGACTACCATGAAATGATTGTTCAGAAAGCAGAGAAGGAAGCAGTGGTGTCGTACGACCCAGACAAATCTGGGCCACAATATCACTACTACCACGCAAGTCCGACAGGGCGACATTACATCTTTACTAAGTACCCGAACGAGTACAAAGGAGGTCTGTCATTTAGTCCTACGGAACTTAAGAACTGGCCTATTCAGGGCTTTGCTACAGGAGACGTGGTGCCGATGATGGTTGGACTACTGTTACGTAGACTAGAGCAAGCCAAGCTATTTGATTGCAAGTTACTTATGACCGTACACGATAGTGTCATAATTGATACACCACTTGACAAATTGCAGGAATGTGCTATATTGGCTAAGCAGACGTTAGAGAGCGCCCCTCACTACCTGAAGCAATATTTTGGGATTGACTTCCCATGTATGCTTAAGGTGGGTGTTGAGGCAGGAATCAATTGGCAAGACAAGAAGGAGTTAGAAATATGAGTTACGTTGTTGAGAACATCACTACCAAAGAAGTTGTTACTAAATTCGGGCCTAAGCCCGTGTACGCGGTTGTAGCTAACGGTGAACGCTATGCGTTTGGCTTTAAGAAACCAGCGTTTAAGATTGGAGACGAGATTGATTTCCAATACACTGATGGGTCTTACGGTAAGAGCATTGATGTGGCATCCGTTAAGATGCTGAAGAAGGGTGATGGTGCACCAGTGCCACCTACGATGGTTAACCCCACACCACGTGCTAGCTACTCGCCACCGGCTAAGGTATTCCCCGTACCACCTACACATGGTGACCGTTCAATCATCCGACAGAACAGCATCACCAATGCTGCCAAGACGGTTATTGATGGTGGATTCCAGAAGGGTATGAAGCCTGAAGAGGCAGCAGCAATGATTGTCACTATCGCACAAATCTTTGAGGCATATTCCTCAGGCGACTTGGATGCATCCATGAAAGAGGTAGACGAAGAGTGAAACAAATCAAGACGCTAGTCGACGATATGTTCAAGCTGGTAGAAGGGGGGATTCCCCCCGCTACTAGTAACAACAAAGTCGAAGTGAGTTACGACAAGTGGTTTTCCACCGAAGAGAGGGTACGTGAGGATAAGGTCTTATACTTTAGTGAAGTAGGTGACCCATGCCCACGTAGGCTGTGGTATAAGTATAACATGCCACAACTAGCTGTGAAACCAGATGGACGTAGCTTGTTTAAGTTTTTCTACGGAGACATGCTTGAAGAGTTGGCACTTAACGTAGCAGAGGATGCTGGACATGAAGTTAAAGACCGACAGCTACGTGCTGTGTATGAGGTGGATGATGGCTGGGTTGTTCGTGGTAGGATTGATGCTGTCATTGATAATGTTGTGGTTGACGTAAAGAGTGTTACTAAATTCTCAGAAGAGAAGTTTAAGAACAATCTAGTCAATGACCCATTCGGCTACTACCAACAGTTGAACGGGTATGCAGCAGCACTAGGGTATGACGAGGCAGGATTCCTCACCGTGCAGAAAGAACTAGGACACGTCAACTACTATCCAATTGAAGTTGACAAGTCTCTGTTCAAGATGCAAGCCGATCACGCTGTAGAGGTAGTCAAGATGGAATCACCTGATAGTATTCCACGGCTAGATAGCGTACCTGCTAGTAAGACCAGTAAGAACAAGAAACTGTGTACCAGTTGTTCCTACTGCAACTTTAAGAAGGAATGTTTCCCAGAGATGCGTACGTTCCTGTATGCTAGTGGCCCAGAATTCCTAGTGAAAGTTGTGGACACACCACGAGTGATGGAGATTACGAATGCAAGTAATTAAGGAAGTGTGGTTATTGAAAAATAGTAGTAGCGGCGAGTACATGTGTGCACAGAACACAACAGCGCTTAAGCTGTACACCAGTGAAACGGCTGCTACTAATAACGCTAACTACTACCTAACAACATCGGGTAATAGTGAAGCCTATCATTTGCCTGTAAAGGCGTACATCGTAGTAGAGGATTAAGATGCGAGTATTAGTTATTCCAGATTGTCAAGTTAAAGAAGGTGTGCCCATCGATCACCTAGAGTGGGCAGGAAAGGCTATATGTGACTACCAACCAGATATTGTCGTTAATATCGGTGACTTTGCTGATATGCCCAGCCTTAGTACTCATGATACTAGGGGCAGCAAATACTTTGAAGGGCTGCGATACAAGAAAGACGTTGCGGCTGCGAAGGAGGGCATGGCAAAGCTACTTGCTCCTCTTAGAGAGATGCAGAAGCAGCAGAAGAAAACGAAACACAAGGTGTACAAGCCACGAATGATTATGTGCTTGGGCAACCATGAGAATCGTATCGACAGAGCAGTTAACAACAACCCAACCCTAGAGGGATTGATTTCAACAAAGGATTTAGGCTATGAGAATGATTGGGAAGTACATCCGTTCCTCCACCCCGTTTTTATTAATGGTGTTGGTTTCAATCACTACTGGCCTGTTGGTGCAATGGGACGGCCTGCTGGTACTGCTACAGCTATTATCAATAAGCTACATATGTCGTGTGTTGCTGGACACCAACAAGGAAAGCAAGTTGCGTATGGCAAGCGAGCTGATGGGACTAGCATTACTAGTATTATTGTGGGCAGTTATTACCTTCACGATGAAAGTTACATGGATCAACTTTCTAACCGTCATTGGCGTGGACTTCTAATGCTCAACGAGGTCAAGGATGGGGCATTCGATGAGATGTTCTTATCTATTGAATACTTGGGGAAGAAATATGGCATCGTATAATGAAAAATTAATTCGCATGACAGAGTTTGTTGAAGAGAACTTTGACGATGTAGGGGAACTGGTACAGGTGTTAGGTCTTACAGTGGAGGACGTCATCAACCTACTACCAGATGTGCTTGTAGCTAATTACGGGAAGTTTTATAATGGTAATAAAACCATCGAAGAAATGGAAGAAGATGAGCCGCTCTACCCTTTCATTGGAGATTCTTGGGAAGAAGAAGCGTAAGCACATCCTCAACAAAGAGAGGGATAGAGAGTATGACGAAGAAGTACGAGATTACAAGACGGGGCAACAGGACGCTAAGTAACTTTAGAGTTATGAACACCCCGTCTGAAATGCAGGGTAAGGACTATTACCAAGTAGTTGAAGTCGTATACGATGAGAAGCTAAACCCAGTAGACTTTACCCTGCCCTGTCTAAGTGCCCTTACATACAAAGACCTGTTACTAGTATTGGATGAGCTAATACTGGCATTTGATAGGACGGTGTTACATGAAAAAGACATTAGGAACAAGGAACAACAATGAATGGACTGAAGGACGATATAGAAGTTTCTTAGTTAGCATCTTACGTAGCGGTATGCGTAGGTGGCCTCCTAAATGGTTGGCACTTAAGGCAGCTAGTGTAGGTAAGCATATTAACAAGAAGTCTGGTAGAGCAGCAGAGCACTATACATGTGCAATGTGTTCAAAGAACTACCCCGCTAAGGAGGTACAAATTGACCACATACACCCTGTTGTAGACCCAGACATAGGGTTCATATCGTGGGACGTGTACATTGAACGTATGTTCTGTGAGCAAGATAATTTACAGGTATTGTGTCTTACTTGCCACAAAAAGAAGTCAAAGGAAGAACGTGGAAAAAGATGATTTAGAGGAGGCATGGGCAATCCATGTGCTATCTGCATTCGACGAGTTGGTTAAGACAGCAGCTTGGGGGCCACGAGTGTACGATTTTCTGTCTGAGGAGAGCAAGCAAATACTACATAACATGTGGGTGTTAGAGCAAGCAGGGTATCAATTTAATAACGAAGGGTTTAAATATAATGACTGAAATGGGTGTTTACGAAACGTTTATCGCTAAGAGCCGCTACTCACGATTCTTAGATGAAGAACACCGGCGAGAGCATTGGCCTGAGACAGCCAAGCGATACATGGACTTTATGCGTAACCATGTTAAGGCTAAGCATGATTACGACATTGGTGATGAGTTGTACGAGGAGTTACTAGTAGCGATTCGGGACTTGGAAGTTATGCCTAGTATGCGTAGCGTTATGACTGCTGGACAAGCGTTGGAGCGAGACAACACAGCAGGGTATAACTGCAGCTACTTGCCAGTAGATGATGTTAAATCATTTGACGAAGCGATGTACATCTTGTTGTGTGGTACTGGTGTAGGCTTTAGTGTTGAGAGCAAGTATGTTAGCAAGTTGCCTGAGGTACCTTGTAAGATGTTTGAGAGCGACACCACCGTAGTGGTTAAGGATAGCAAAGAAGGTTGGGCTAAGTCACTACGTCAAGTCATTGCATTGTTGTACAGTGGGGAGATTCCTAAATGGGATGTGTCCCGTGTACGCCCTGCAGGGGCTAGGCTTAAGGTGTTTGGTGGCAGAGCATCTGGCCCCGGCCCATTGGAGGATTTGTTTCGGTATGTCATTGCTAAGTTTAAGGGTGCAGCAGGTAGGCGGCTAACTAGCTTGGAAGCACATGACATTATGTGTAAGGTTGGGGAGGTAGTTGTAGTTGGAGGCGTAAGACGCTCAGCTATGATTAGCTTGTCAGATTTACAAGATGATAGGATGCGGCATGCTAAGTCGGGGAATTGGTGGGGAACAGACGCACAACGAGCACTTGCAAACAATAGCGCAGCGTATATTGAAAGACCCTCAATTGGGGAATTTATGGGAGAGTGGTTGGCGTTGTACAACAGCCACAGTGGGGAGCGCGGAATCTTCTCACGGGCGGCTTCTAAAGCTACAGTTGTTAAACGAGGACGGAGAGATAGCGAACATGAATTTGGAACTAACCCGTGTTCCGAAATCATATTACGTCCGTATCAATTCTGTAACCTTACAGAAGTGGTTGCCCGAGACACAGATGATGAAGACAATTTACGAAGGAAAGTGCGTCTTGCCTCTATCTTGGGCACGTTACAGTCTACCTTAACTAGTTTCCCCTACCTACGTAAAGTATGGCAGAAGAATACAGAAGAGGAGAGGTTGCTAGGTGTTTCGTTCACTGGCATTCTGGACTGCCCATTGTTGAATGACGTAAAGGATACGGGTCTGTCATCAAGGCTAGATAGCTTGCGTGAGCTT